GATTGGACCAATCGAAACCTGAAAGTTTCAATTCAGGATATCAAAGTTTCTTCAAATGAGAGTGACCCTTATGGTAGCTTCTCTTTGGTTGTACGTCGCTTAAGCGATTCTGATAACGTAGTACAGATCGTGGAGCAATTTAATGATCTTAACTTGAACCCGGATTCACTTAACTACATCGCACGCAAGATTGGTGACAAGTATACTACTTGGAACACTACAGAGCGCCGCTATGTGGAGGTGGGCGATTGGGACAATGTTTCCAAGTATATCCGCGTTGATATGAATGAAGACGTCGTCGGTTCTGATGCATCTCTTCTTCCCTTCGGTTTCCGAGGAATCATCAAGTATGATGATGAAGCCGATGTTAGTCAAAGGCAGCAAGTGGGCAACTGGATAACAGGATCAGCCATGCGAGCGAGCACTACCGGATCATTGGGGCGCCCAAGTCTGACCGCCGGCACTTTGGGTGGTGACGCAGTTACCACTGGAGTTTTCATTGTAAGTGGATCTGTTTTAACGGCTTCCGTCGCTTATCCCGCACCCGAATTGCGACTTAGCGCTTCGGACGGCGATCTAAGCAACACTCAAGATGCTTACTTTGGTATGCAGACCAGTCGAACAACTGGCGGAACTGTCTTTGATGGCTCGACTATTGATATGCTTCGACCACGTGGTGGCGAAGTAGCAAATATGTTCGCCGGCGGCTCCGCAGGCATTCGTGAGCGCTCCATGTACTTTAGTCTTGACGATGTGAAGGCAAATGGTATCTGGGCTTCTGGTTCACATGCTCTCGGTACTGCTCTTACTAATACGAGTGGCGCCGTATCGGGCGTCTTGGACGCCGGTTACGATCGATTCACTGTACCCATGTATGGTGGCTTCGACGGGCTCGATATTACAGAGCTTGACCCCTTCCGCAATAGTCAGTGGGACGGTGCAAGCCCCACGGATGATACCAGCTACACGTTTAACACTATTCGCCGTAGTATCGATTCTCTCGCCGACCCCGAGATTGTTGAGATGAACCTTGCTACCGTCCCCGGACTTAAGCAACCCGGTCTTACTTCACAACTCATTAATGTGTGTGAAGATCGTGCCGACGCTCTGGCGGTTATCGACGTTCAGGGTGGATACAAGGCGCGTGCAGAAGGCACTACGTCAGCCCGCAATAATACGGCTGCCGAGTTGGCTACGGTTATCAATGACCTGCGTACGCGGGCTATCAATAGCTCTTACGCATGTACTTTCTACCCGTGGCTGCGCTGCCGCGACACTATTAACGGTGCTATGGTTTGGTTGCCGCCTTCTGTTGCCGCTTTGGGAACTTTCTCAAGCTCGCAAAAGAAGACTCAGGTTTGGTTTGCTCCCGCAGGCTTTAACCGCGGTGGACTTACCGAGGGTGCCGCTGGTATTCCGGTTACTGATGTATCCCATCAGCTGCGTCGTAAGGATCGTGATGATCTCTATGCTGCAAACATTAACCCGATTGCTAAGTTCCCCGCAGAAGGCATTGTAATCTTCGGTCAGAAGACCCTGCAGGTTACTCCTTCCGCTCTGGACCGTATTAACGTGCGCCGGCTCATGATCTTCGTGAAGAAGCGCATCTCTCAGGTTGCCGCCACTCTCTTGTTCGATCCGAACGTGAAGACTACGTGGAATCGCTTTATCTCTAGCGTCGAGCCTATCTTGGCCGATATCAAGACCAACTTTGGTCTGTCGGATTATAAGCTCATCCTGGATGATACAACGACTACGCCGGATTTGGTTGATAGGAACATCATGTATGCTCGTATCTACCTGAAGCCGACAAGGGCAATTGAATATATTGCGATTGATTTCAATATCACTCGAACTGGAGCATCATTTGATGATTAATATTGGGGGAGGTTTTAATCTCTCACACTATATAACTTAGGACTACAAGGAGAACTTATACAATGCCATTTTGGACCAGCGCTTTATCAGAGCCTAAACGAGCACATCGCTTTATCTTGGAAATCCCAGGACTTGTGAATGCTGAGCAAAAGTTTACGTATGCTACTTACCTTGCAAAGTCGGTCACAAAGCCCGGCTACACTGTGGGACAGTCGCCCCATAAGTTTTTGGGCAACACTTATTACTATCCTGGCTCGGTCGAGTGGAACACAGTAACAGCTACCATTGTAAACGCAGTCAATCCTGACAGCAACCAGCTTCTCCTTAACGCCCTGACGGGAATGGGATATTTGGACCCCAATAAACAAGAAGAGATTTTCAATTCTGGTCATGCCCCGGGTACTGTTAATAAGGCCGACGCGCTGCGGCAGTTGGGTCTTGTCACCATTGAAGAAGTTAATGGTGAGGGCGGTACTGTTGGTACGTGGCGCTTAGAGAATGCCTTTGTGACCAACGCCACTTTCGGTGATTTAAGTTATGACAATGATACGGAATTACTTAATGTTACGGTCGAAATGCGGTATGATTGGGCTAGGTATGAGTCGGGTCCCGCGGTTGATGCAGCCGCTGGCTAGGTGCCGGAGCCGACTTACAAGAAAGTAGGTAATTAATGGCTAGAAAAAGAAACTCAGAGCGGTTTGCAGCGCCAACCCCTGAAGATACGTCTGCGACTCCCGCAGCAGTAACAACAAATGATATTTTTTCGTTTGTAACCCCCACCGAATTCGTGGATCTCCCCAGCAAGGGGCGTTTCTATACAGGCGACAGCCCCCTCGCGGGAATCGAGAGTATTGAAATTCGACACATGACGGCAAAAGAGGAAGATATCCTCACCAGCGAAGCGCTCCTTCGTAAGGGACTAGCTCTCGATAGGATGTTACAATCTCTATTGACTGATAAAACGGTTGACCTTGATGATTTTTTGATCGGTGATAAAAATGCACTAGTTGTAGCCGCACGTATTACTGGTTTTGGATCAGATTATGTAACACAGGTAAGCTGTCCCAGCTGTGCTAGAGTTAATGAAACATCTTTTGATTTGGAAGAGTTAAGTTTGTATTACGCGGACACAGTTCCCGACGAAGTGGAGACGACCGACTCCGGTACCTTTACGTTCACGCTGCCTACAACCGGAGTTACTGTAGAAGTTTGTTTGCTGACCTCCGGAGAAGAGAAAAGATTGTCAGCTTCTGTGGAGAAAAAGAAGAAACTAAATCTCCCTGATTCACGTAGCACTGACTTGCTTAAAGCCGTCATTACTTCACTCAATGGCGTAACAGATCTTAGTATGATCGCGCGCTTTGTGGATTTAATGCCTGCTCGCGACTCTCGCCATTTAAGACAGGTGTATGAAATTTTGAAGCCTGACGTAGACATGAGCCATGAATTCACATGCGAGACATGCTCCTACGGTGGAAAGGTGGTAATGCCGTTAACGGCAGAGTTTTTTTGGCCTACCACCTGATTATCAAGCAGAAGTTTATGAAGAGCTATTCGTGCTCAAGCACCATGGAAGCTGGTCATTTGTGGAAGCGTATAACCTCCCCGTCCAGCTGCGCCGTTGGTTCGTCGAAAGACTAATTAAAGAATACAAGCAACAAAACGAACAAGCCAAGCAAGCATATGAACGCAAATAGGCTTGGCTTTTTGGTTTTTCTACTATTTATTTAATGAGGGCGTTCGTGCATGTCAAAAACGATTCATATTGATTTAAACCATAAAAATAATACTTACCTTACGGAAGATGTTACAAGCCAATTTGCTAATGACATCTATATGCTTATGCAGAGCTTGTACGCAGGTGATGCCCCCGACATAAAAGTATCAGTGGGGGGCAATCCTGCGCAGATTACTGCTTTTTTCACCGCCCTGAAGCGTGAAAAGCGATATATGGATTCCTATGTAAAACATGGTCTTAATGATGCCCAGACCATGTATAGTGAGTATCAGCTTCAGGATGCAGTTCGCCAATTTGAGTTTGAAACCGGCTTAAAATGGCCGTTTAAGTAGGGGTAAATTTTAAATGGCTGAAATAACCGACAAAACAATCAAAGAACTTAATAGACTTCTAGCGGAGTTGGCGAGCGACGCCCGCGAATCGTCCAAGCCTACC